CAAGCCAATACTGCTCGCGACCAAGCCAATACTGCTTATGGTCAAGCCAACAGTGCGTACACCCAAGCCAATAACGCATATACTGCGGCAAATAATATTGCCAGTGGTGCAACAGCAATTACATTAAAGGCATACAAGGATTTCCTCCAAGCCAATACAAATGTGAATGCCGCAAATACTTGTGACCTATCAGTGTCAAACTTCTTCCGTCTTGTAATGACAGCCAGTGCTCAATTTACCTTTATCAATGCTCCATCTTCTGGTACTGCGCAACAGTTCTCATTGTTGATTATGCAAGATGCTACTGGTGGAAGATCGCCAACATTTGCGAATACAGTATACTGGGCAGGTGGTTCAATTCCTCCAGCAACGACCGCAGCAAATTCTCGTGATTTGTGGACCTTCATCACTTATGATGGTGGTTCAACATATTGGGGAACTTTGACTATGAAGGATGTACGATAAATAGATTAGATTATCTTTTGTGAGTTTGTTATGAAAATCCATGTATTGGTAAATCCAAGAAACCCTACAGGGCTGATGAATCGTGTTGACCCATTCGCGGTGCACGCATACAAATACATCAAGCATCTATTGCCACATTTCCATATGATTCATTATGGAGTTCCAGGCGCGCAAGTCGATTGCGAGCATATCGATATCCCAACATCACCAAAAGAAATAAAAAGATTTAATGAGATTGCTGGCGAAGAAATTCGCAAGAGAGCAAGTGATGGCGATTTGATTGTTTGTTTCTTTGGTGTTGACAATCAGCTCGCTTGTGAGATGAATCCAAACTGCAAACCAGTTGAGCCTTCTATTGGATATAGAGCCAATGGCATCTTTGCACCATATCGAGTATTCACCTCATATGCAAATATGCATATGTTTTATGGTGAAAGAGGGATGCTCATGAACCCTTCTTGGTTCGATGATGTAATTGGTAATCCATTTACAATTAGTGAATTTGAGTATAATGAAAAGAAAGAAGATTACTTTTTATTTTTGGGTCGAGTATGCGAAGAGAAAGGTATTCATCTTGCAATTCAAGCAACAGAAAAGATGGACAAAAAACTCGTCATTGCTGGTCCTGGATCACTTAAAGCATTGGGATATGATAGAGTACCAGATCATGTTGAGGTCTTTGGTGTTGCTGATGCAGAACAAAGAAAACATCTATTAAAAAACGCAAAGGCATTGATTGGTTTGACGCACTATGTCGAACCATTTGGTAATATGATTATTGAAGCCAACCTTTCAGGTACGCCTGTAATTACAACTGATTGGGGTGCGTTCCCAGAGATTGTTCTTGAAGGACAAACAGGATATCGCGTTCGCGACTTTAAATCCTTGTTAACTGCAATCGAGAATATTGATAAAATTGCTTCATTTGATTGTAGAGAATGGGGATTAAATTTCTCTGACGAAGAAATTCATGATCAACATCGTCGATATCTAGAAAAAGTTATAAAAAATAAATTCTATGAATAATCTTTTTATTGTCGGGTCATCGATTCAAACGCGCAATGCGCCATTGACATATAGCCCTGTTCGCACAATATTTTCAAGCGAAGAAAGATTTCGACAAACAATCTTTACAGTCAATTCAATTCAAGCTGCATTCCCAAATGCTAAAATTGTTGTTGTTGATTCATCAGACATCTATAAAGAGTATCAAGATACATTTCGTTTCTTTAAGAATACTGAGTTCATACCATTAAAAGAATTAGATCACGATGCATTTGAGATTGTTAATACGCATCCGAATAAAAGTTTGTGTGAATCTCTATTATTAAATACCTTCTATAAGAAATTTAAAAAAGAAATAAAAGAATATGACTATGTCATTAAAACTTGTGGACGGTATTTTTACTTTCATTTAAATGATAAACTGTTTAATGTTGAGAACTTAAACAAATTGTTTTTCAAACGACCACTCAATTTTGAGTGGAATGATTCTTGGAATTATTCTTTTATTGATCGTCGAAAAGAACAAAATAACAATCGTATACACCAATATTGCACCGTGTTATATGCATTTGGCGGCACGCAATTAGATAAAATGATCGATATAAACGAAGCAACTATACATCTATTAAATCAAGCACCAATGAAGCATTACGATATTGAGACTTTGTCATACTACTTTACCCGACCGTATGAAAAAGATGTTATTGAAACTGACTGGATAGTTTGCGGATGGGATGGAACTTCTGGTCGATTTATGTATTACTAGGTGAGTTATGAAAACTAATTTAATTGTTACTGACGATTTCTATCAAAATCCAGATTCTGTTCGAGAATATGCTCTCTCTCAACCATTTGAGGTTTCAGGAAATTATCCTGGATTAAGAACAAAGCCATATCTTCCAGACGATCTAAAAGATGCAATTCAACGAATCATCTTTAATGTTGGAGGAAAGGTTACTGATTGGATGGAGTATTCTGGATATACTGGAGCATTTCAAATTTGTACCGCGAAAGATCGCACCTGGATTCATGCTGATAGTTATAACTCTTGGGCTGCTGTGTGTTATCTAACACCGAATGCGCCTCTTTCTGCTGGAACTGCTTTGTATCGTTATAAAGAAACAGGTGACTATTTTAGAGTAGATAACACCGCTCCCCATTTTGATGGCTATGACTATACAAAGTGGGATATGGTAGATTATGTGGCGAACAAATATAATCGAATCGTGATGTATCGCGGAAACCTTTATCACGCCTCATTGGACTATTTCGGAAACAATCTCGAAAACGGAAGATTATTTCAAACCTTCTTTTTCAACACAGAATACTAATGAAAATTCTACATGTCATTTTTTCCTGCAATCGTTTGCAATACCTAACGAAGACTCTAGATTCTCTCGAGAATTTAGATTATGGAAGTCACGAGGTGACTCGTTTGATTGTAGACGATTACCCAAGAACTCGAAACGATTCAATCTTTCAGTTACTTGCAAAAACTCATAAAACATTATTATGGATGAACACCGAAAATAAAGGATTGTCAGTCACTTGGAGTGACTTTTTTGAGTGGCTTAAAACTCAAGACTACGATTACATACTACATCAAGAAGATGATGTGATTCTGAAGAGAAGAATTCGAATTGATGATATGATAGAATGTCTGGAGTCAAGTCCTAAAATAGCATCAGTCGTTTTACAGCGACAACCATGGTATTTTCACGAGCAAGAGAGCAAAATTGAAGAGGGCGATTTACCGTTTGGCAATTACTGGTACTCTAAAAATACAAAAACATTCCCAATTATCTTTAGTTTATATAAAAAATCTATTGTAGAATATCCATTTCGTGAATACTGGGGGTTTAATATCAATGAGGGAATGATCATGGTCTATCTCGATCATTTCCATCAGATGTATTCTGCTCAACTCAAAGGCGCGAATGGAGAGAATTTGATTGAGCATATTGGCGAAGAATCGACTGGAAAGAGGATATTACAAGGTGAGCCAAACTGGGAAAAGTTTGCTCATATGGATCCAAACTTGGTTTATTCCTCTCGAGACGGGAAGTTGATAGAGAACTAAATATACAATAATTAGAGAGGTTCTATCTCAATGGCAAAACCAAGCACTCGACAAGAACTCAAGGACTATTGCCTTCGCAAACTTGGGTTTCCAGTAATTGACATCAATGTCGACGACGATCAATTAGAAGATCGCGTGGATGATGCGCTACAGAAGTATCGCGATTTCCACTACGATGGCACTGAGATTACATATCTCGCTCATAAACTTACGAATGCAGATATTTTAAACAAGTATGTGCAGCTCGCCGATTCAATCGTTGGAGTTTCGAGAGTATTTCCATATACAGGAGCCGCAGTCGCATCTACATCCTCGGCTGGATTTAATATGTTTGATATTAACTATCAGCTTCGCCTCAACGACTTCTATAATCTAACAGCTTCTTCATATACTTACTATGTGATTGCTCGTGAGCATTTGGCGATGCTGGATATGATTGTGACAGGCGAGTCTCCTTATACCTATAATAAAAAGACAAATAGAGTGCATGTTCAAACTGGCTGGAGTGGTAAGTTTATCGCTGGAAACTATATGTGTTTCCAGGCAAACCGTATCGTAGATCCAGAAGTTTATAGCAAAGTTTTTGATGATACCTGGTTAAAAAAATATACAACTGAGTTGTTTAAACAACAATGGGGAACAAACCTCAAGAAATACGGCAACTATGTTCTTCCTGGTGGACTCGTAATCAATGGTCAAACCATTTATGATGAAGCATCTGTTGCAATCGAAAAACTAGAGATCGATCTTCGAGATGTATACGAAGAACCGCCTCAAATGTTAGTGGGCTAAAATGGCAACATCAGTTTATTTCAACAATCAAAGGGCGACTGTTGAACAGCACCTTTTGGAAGATCTAATTATTGAGTCGATCAAGAATCACGGAATCGATGTGTATTATATCCCTCGCGATTCTCAGTCATCGATCGACGAACTTTTTGGTGATGATCCTGTCAAAACATTCTCACAAGCCTTTAAAATTGAAATGTATCTAGAATCATTTCAAGATTACGAAGGTAACAAAGAATTTTTCGGAAAGTTTGGTCTTGAGATTCAAGAAACTGCAAAACTATGCATGGCAAGAAGAACTTTTGAGCGTTATGTTACATCAGCATCAAAAGTGACGAGCAATGTCCCAAAAGAAGGTGATTTAATTTATCTTCCAATTCAATATAAATTGATGGAAATTAAATTTGTTGAAGAAGAAAAGAACTTCTTTCAGTTAGGTAAAGATGCAAAAAATCCATATATGTATGGATTAACAGTAGAAGCATTCAAGTATAATGGCGAATATTTAAACACAGGCATGTCAGAGATTGATCGCATTGCAGATAAACAAGCAGTGGCTACAGATTATGTTGTATCTTCTGGCGGCACTGGAACTTATACAGAAACAGAGTGGGTATATCAGGGATCCTCTCTAGCAACATCAACAGCTCGAGGTGTTGTGATAGATTGGGATAAACCATCCTTAAAACTTAAACTTAGAAATATTCGCGGATCATTTGCTGCTAATACACTAATTATTGGAAACTCTAGCAACGCACAATATACTCTTGCAACAGCTTCTGATATGTTGAAAAATGCAAATGATGAAAGTATGCAAGATAATTTCCGTATTGAGACTGAAGCAGATAATATTCTAGACTTCAGTGAAGCCAACCCATTCGGTGAGCCATAATGTTTTCTAGTTCGCATTTTTATCATAGAATTATTCGTAAAATGGTAGTGGCGTTTGGCACACTGTTCAATGACATTCGCCTTGTTCGATATAATAAAGCAGGAACAATTGAAATTGAAAGAATTACTGTTCCGTTGCAGTATGGGCAAAAAGAAAAGTTCTATCAGCGCATCACGCAAGATCCAGAACTAACAAAAGAAGTCCAATTAACTCTTCCAAGAATGAGTTTTGAGTTAACAAATGTCACATATGATCCACTCAGAAAAAGAAATTTATTTTCAGAAAGTTTTTCTTCAGAATCATTGACAACTGTAAAAGCACTGCGCACGACACCATATGACTTTGAATTTACTCTCAACATATATGTGCGCAATGTTGAAGATGGTACACAAATTGTAGAACAGATTCTTCCATATTTTAATCCAGACTATACGATGACAATCGATTTTCTTGGATTATCTGATCAAAAAACAGACATACCATTTATCTTGCAAAGTGTAAATCAAAATGTGCAAGATGAGGGTGGTCCAGATCCAGTTCGTCTTATAACATGGTCATTAGTTTTTGTTGCGAAAGGATATATGTACGGTCCGATTGTTTCTCGCGAAATTATTCGCAAGGTTACTGCAAATACATTTAACAATGCACTAACTACTGGAAACGAAAGAGTGATTTACTTTGCTAATACTGGTGGATTGGGAACATTCCAAACTGGCGAACTCGTATATGAGGGTCGCGAATTAAGTTCCGCTAATACAACTGCCTTTGTAAGTTCATGGAATCCAACTGCAAACGCTCTTGTGGTCTATGATGTAAACGGTGTTCTCAAAACAGGCAAGTATATTACTGGTGCAATTTCAAATGCTTCTTACAATGTTGCAACCTTTGCTGTAAACGAATTGCAACTATCGAAGTTAATAATTCAGCCAACACCAAACACTGCAAACCCAAATACTGCGTTTGGATTCGATGAAACTGTGCAGGATTTCCCTGATATAACATGAGTGAGACTGATAAAAATTTAGCTGAGATCTTGAACACAGATTACATTCCTGTAGTTCAAGAAGATAAGCCAATAACAATACATCAATCTGGTGAAGGAAACCCAGATGCCGACTATTCTCGTTCGAATTATTATAATCTAATCGAGAAAGGTAACGAAGCACTTGATGGTATCCTTGAAGTTGCAAAAGAGTCACAACATCCAAGAGCCTATGAAGTTGCTGCAAATATGATTAAGAATCTCTCTGATGTTACAGAGAAACTTATGATTTTACAAAAACAGCAACAAGAATTGAAGCCAAAAGAACCTGCAGGTCCGACAAACATTAATGTAGATAAAGCAGTGTTCGTTGGTTCTACCGCTGAGTTGTTGAAGAAACTAAAGAATGAATCTGCCGACTAGAATTAAAAATTATCTTGGTAATCCCAACTTAAAGCGAATCAATATGCAGTTGTCGCTCACGGAAGATCAGATCCGTGAGTATATCAAATGCGCGAAAGATCCTGTTTACTTCATTGAACACTATGTCAAGATTATTACGCTTGATAAGGGCTTTGTGCAGATTTCTTTATATCCATTTCAAAAACAAGCAGTCCAAGACATCAACGACAATCGTCGTGTAATTGTAAAGGCAGGTCGTCAGGTTGGTAAAACAACCATGGTTGTTGGATATATTCTCTGGTACATTCTTTTTAACGAAGATAAGTTTGTCGCGATTCTTGCCAACAAAGCACCAACGGCTCGAGAAATTCTAAATCGCATTAAAATTGCATACGAATCTTTACCGCTTTGGCTACAGCAAGGTGTTCGTGTTTGGAACAAGGGTGATATTGAATTAGAAAACAACTGTCGTGTAATGGCAACCTCAACCGCTTCAAGCGCAATTCGTGGTTACTCTATTTCACTACTATATCTTGATGAGTTTGCATTCGTTCCAAGTAATATTGCCGATGAATTTTTCACCTCTGTTTATCCTACCATTTCTTCTGGTACACAGTCTAAGATTCTCATTTCTTCAACACCTAACGGTATGAATCACTATTATCGTATGTGGACGGAGGCTGTTGAGGGTCAAAACGGATTTAAATATATCGAAGCCAACTGGCGTCAAGTGCCAGGTCGTGATCAAGCATGGGCTGATGATCAAAGAAGAATACTTGGAGAAGAAAAGTTTCTTCAAGAAATGGAATGCGAGTTCATGGGTTCCGCTGGCACTCTGTTGTCAGCTGCGGCTCTTAAATCTCTTGCATTTGTAAAGCCACAGCATGTCTCTGAAAGCGGAATTAAATTGTATGAGGCACCAATCCCAGAGCATTCTTATGTGGTTATCGTCGATACCTCTCGTGGTCGAGGATTAGACTTTTCTGCTTGTATAGCGATCGATATTACACAAATTCCATACAGGCTCGTAGCAACCTATAAAGATAATAATATAAGCCCATTGGTTTATCCATCGATCATTAAGCAGATTGCAGATTATTATAATCAGGCTCAGGTTCTTGTAGAAATTAATGACAATGGGCAACAAATTACTGATTCTCTTTTTGAAGACTATGAGTATGAGAATATCCTTTCTACAGTCGACCTAAAGGGAAAGATTGCTCTTACTTGGGGATATGGAAATAGATCTCAGCGTGGGATACGAACCACAAA